GAGGAGGATGAGGAGTATTAGCAGTAGCAGGCTTAGCACCAGTAGTAGCATGAGTAAGAGGAGGAGTATTAGCAGTAGCAGGCTTAGCACCAGTAGTAGCATGAGTAAGAGGAGGAGTATTAGCAGTAGCAGTAGCAGAAGCAGCAGCAGCATCCGAATATTCTTTAATATACGTCATTAAATGAGATTCGAATAGAGCAATCGGGACGTTAATGAAATGGCTGTGTAAATTATTAAAAGCAGCTGTATACTTATTATGAGCAGTGGAAGTAGAAGTAGCAGGAGTAGGAGTAAGAGTAGGAGGAGGAGTAACAGGAGGAGTAGTAGCAGTAGCAGTAGGAGCATTAACATGGGCTCTTGCGATTTGTTTAAACTCATCATGTTTGTCTGCGTCAATGTCTGTAAGAGCAGCAGTCTTTTTATCTTCCATCCTTTTAGAGAATTCACCTTGATTTTTAACCGTTTGTGTTCTATAAATTGTTCGCAAAGCATTGTTCACAGTTTCCCACTGGTTATTTATGTCTGTTGTTTTTTCTTTGTTACCAAGATTTTCTTTATATTCGTTATCTAACTTCAATTTCTTAGCCATCAATTCTTTTTCTTCTTTAATCATACCTTCGTATTTAATTAATTTTTCTATTGCTGTTTCTTGGGTTTTTCTGGCTTTTGTTTCTTTATTAGCATCATCCCGTCTATCTGTACCTTTTGTAATAGCATCTCTAATTCCCATATTTTTAAAACCTGGAATACCCCCAACTTGCTTATTACGATTTTTAAAACTTTGGGATTTTCCACCCTTTCTTTTTTTAACAGAATATTTTACCATACTTAATTATAATAAACGGATATAATTAATTATATAATAATACAAAATTGAATGAGCCTAAACACAAAAAGAGAAGATAAAATACAATGGAACAGGAAAAGGAACAACAAGAACGAATGTTAAATGAATATATCAAATCATTAACAGAACGTGAATATAAAGCATATATGATTGCTAAATCACATCTAGAATCATCATTTGATTTGGAAAAAAGTATTGGATATAAAGAATGGAAAAAAGCTCAATTAACGACAGAAGCGTAATCTTTATCTGTAACCATTTTGAATTGTTTGGGGTCGTGCCATTGTTTGAATGATTTATAATCCATGGGTATTTCCGTTTTTTTTTCAGAAATAGTAACAAGAGGATTTTTTCGCAATATAGAAAAATTATACAACTTACCAAGAGATATAAACTTATTTTTCACTAAAATTTTCTTCTTTTCATCTTTTGACTCATCGTTGGACTTATCTTTTGATTCATCTTTGGACTTATCTTTCGACTTTTCTTTCGAATAATTTTTAAATTTCGCAAACGGTCCTTTATTCACATCAATTTTCGGTTTAACCCCCATTTTTTTATCAATTTCATGAACGTGAAGAAAAGGAGTAGTCTTATCAGCGGGTATGGTTGAAGTGTCTATGAAAAAGTCGCGACAAAAATAGGTAACAACATATTTCATAGCAACAGCATTTAATACGTGATAAGGAATATTAACATCATTATAATATACAAATGATAAACGATAAGCATCATAATACATAACAACATTACCAAAAGGAGTAGTTTCCATTAAAATCCGTCGTTTCCAAGTTTTTTCCAAATTATTATCATCTTGTTTGACTGCCTCATTATATTTCTCTTTATCATAAAATACAGGTTCAATATTCTGGTTAAAATTATCATCAAGATAGGAAGATACAAATTTGGGGATATACTTATCAATATAAGTATCGACGGGTCTTTCTTCTTCTTTGTGCGTTTTTTTGTTTAGAGGCGTGGACAAAATATTAAAACCAACAATCGCAGTAAATACGACAGCACTAAAACAGTAAGTACCAAAAAATTTAATTAACAAATCATCAGAAATGAAAGAGTTATTTTGAAATAACCACCACATATATATGTTACAAAGCAATTATTTATGTCCAAATTTCGCGATATAATATTCGACAAAATCTTCTAAAAAGAGATATAAATAGCTTTTGATATTTATTCAATCTGTTTTTTTCGAACTTCAAATAGGTCATCGATTTCCTTTTCCAAGATAGGAACTGAAATTCGGTCATATGTCTTATACGGACTATCTGGATGAAGACAAACGAGGAACAATGCGGTTACCTTTTTCCCATATTTCACTTCCAAAATGCGTTTATATACATTTAATTGAAGTGAGTAATGCCAGAAGTTCGTATCAGGCAAATGTTTGATACAAGGAGTAATAGCGGATTGTCCAAAATTATTATCATATGAAATTTCTTTGCATCGTTTCCAGTCATAAATTTGAAGAGAACCATCAGGATTTTCGAAAATCATATCGATAGAACCCGATAATTTAAGTTCTTCATAATAAACGCACCATTCAGTTCGAAAGGGTTTCAATTCGGGAAAATCTTTCACAAAACGAAGAAACCAAGAATATTCGACACTGTCGTTTTTAACATCCATATCATTATAGTAACATTCAATATCATAATGCATATTCGTTCCGGCGGCGGCGGCTTGATCGCGATTTTTATCCCAATCCGCTTGAATTTGCTGTTTTGTTTTTCCATAATATTTATAGGTAGGGTCATTACGACGTTTGTTTTTCAAAATTCGGTCAATAATAGCATCACTATCAAAATGCGGGAAATGGGTGTGATTCCATGTAGTTACAGAGGTGAAACTGGAGTCTCCGTGAACGGTATAGATATGAGGTCCTTCATCAAAAGATATAAATGCGTCTCTGGGATGGACATTTTTTTTAGCCAAATAGTCGGGAGGAATGCTCATATTGGATATAATATTTAATAATATAAAAAACAATAATTAAATATTCAATTTTATGTTTTTCAAAATTGTTAAACATATTCAGTATTAAATTCGATTTCACGAGCCAAACGTGTATATATCCATTTATGTAAGTATGCCTGTCTCTTTTTCTCATATTTCTCTGTAATTCCATTGACTTTACGCATCGTCGCAATATTCTTCTCATTTTCCCGTTCGCATCGTTTAATCATTTGTTCATTATCTCGCTGCCATTTAAGGAACATTTCCAATATTTTTTGTTCTAATTTAAGCAACCAAGTATTAAATATAGCTGGAGTTAATAAGACCCATCTGGGTTCATTTATTTCACTGTTATTATACTTAAGAGTCCATATATAGATAGAATTGGCTTTAGGTTGAAACGAACAAATAGGAATATTTTGTTCAGAAGAGAGATATCGTTCTAGAATGCTAATCATACTGTCGGTGATATCACCTTCAAATATAGCCTCCATATCTTGTGTAGCAGTGTCGATTTGTTTATACCAACTCTCGAATAAATCGGCCGGTTTAGGGTTAGTAGGATTATTTAATAAATCAATAATAAGTTTTCTCTTTCGTGTGCCCGAATTTATTTTTAGTCTAGAAACATCATCTTCTAGACGTTTCACCTTTAATGTTAGATACTGTATAAGTTTAAACTGTTCTTGAGCGCTGGGTAATTGTTCGCTATAATCATTTTCTATATCTTGTCTATGTCTTGACTGATAAAAGAATTCACAAGTAACAATGTGTCTTTCAAATAGATATTTAAAATTAAACTCTTTGTTACAATATTTACAGAAATTATCAGAAGATGAAGTCATATTTGTTGTACGTTAAATATATGGTTTAGATAATACTTCAATTTTATACGAATGATACCCAAAAATATTATACGAAGGTAGAATATAGAAAAAACAATAGATGAGTAAATATTTTGATCAGTCAAATATGTTTATGGAACCCGATGTTACTCAACACGGAAGTCACATGGTAATGACCAATGTAGTGAAACCTACTAAAACTAAATATTTAACAATCGATACACGTTTCTGTGATGGTTATGATTTAAATACAATTGCGAATTATACGGTAACATTACCTGAACGGGTGAATAATGTCCGTAGTATGCATTTGCGTAACATCGAAATACCAATGACGTTTTATAATATTAGTGCGTGTCTAGGAAATAATACATTTAAAGTGAAAATATTATTAAATGAGACAAGTATTATAATACCCGACGGTCAATATACCGAGACCGAACTACGAGACGAAATAAATACGCTATTAACGAACGCCGGAAGTCCATATAGTGATATTAGTATAGCAATTACCGACAAAAAGGCAGTTATTGCGAACGGTGGGTCAACTAATCCTTGTACCATTACATTTGATGAAGCCCCTATAAATTACCTTGGCGTCAAGTCACAAGCGCCATCAGACAGCACAATATCTAGATTTGGATGGAAATTGGGATATAAAAAGAAATCCTATGTTATTGCCGCGGGAGAAAACAAATCGGCCGAATCATTTGTCTATATAAATGGTCCAAGATACTTGTATTTAATTATAGATGAATTTACAAATGGTAATCCCCATTCTTTCCTTGGATTATCTACCACCTCGCAATTAGCGAGCCAACAAATATTGGCCAGAATCGCAATTGATTATAAAAATTATCCGTTTGGTAGCACATTAATTGCCGAAAAGCATAGTTTATCACTATCCGATATAAGACGCTATTCAAATGAAGTCGATCTTCAACGTTTAAATATACGCCTAGCTGATGAATTCGGTAAGGTAATAGATTTAAACGGCACCAATATTTCGATGTGTTTAGAGTTGGAACATCTATAAAATTGAAATAATATAAACATATAAATTTATAACATTAAACGTTATGAATTTATCAACTGAACAACAATATGCATTTGACCTATTTAAAAAGGGGAAAAATGTATTGATTACGGGTCCAGGAGGCACTGGAAAAACCAGATTAATCGAATATTTGGTAGGACATAGCAACAAGCTGGGTATAAAACCTCAAGTATGTGCCTTAACTGGGTGTGCTACTATTTTATTGCCGAAAATATGTAATGCGCGGACATTACATTCGTGGAGTGGAATTCGATTATGTAAAGGAGAGAACAAGGCGATTGTAGATATGGCTCTAAAAAACAAACGTATTAAAGCGTGTTGGAAAAAGACGCGTGTATTAATCATCGATGAGGTGAGTATGATGTCTATGAAAATATTGGAAGTATTAAACAAGATAGGTCAATTGGCGAGAGGCAATCAAATGCCTTTTGGAGGAATTCAACTCGTGTGTCTAGGAGACTTTTATCAACTTCCACCAGTTGGTAATACGGGTGATCCGAGTGCCGATAAATTCTGTTTTGAAAGTAAGTTGTGGTCTACTATATTTCCAGATAAGAATGTCGTCGTATTAAAGACTATATTCAGACAGAGTGACCCCGAATACAAAGAAATTCTATCCCAAATACGTGTTGGATGTCTCACTCAAAAAAGTTGTAAACGATTACAAGATTGTGTGGGACGCGAATTTGATGAAGAGAAATATAATGGATGTAGGCCTACAAAACTATTCCCTACACGTGCGAAAACGGATCATTTAAACAATACAATGTTTGCTAAATTAGAAGGACACGTATATCATTTTAAACAGGTGCGAAAAACAGACTGTAAAACGTATATTGAATCGGATAAACCCTTATCACTGGAACATTTAAAAAAGTGTGATAATCTACACGAGACAGTAGTGGAGTATGAATTACAGCAATTATTAAACAATTCATCGAATTTAGACACATTGTCTCTAAAAAAAGGGGCGATTGTGATGTGTACAGTAAATCTAGATATGGACAATGGTATATGTAATGGTTCACAGGGATATATTAGTGATATTATAGAAGGTCCTCAAGGTAAATTGCCGGAAGTGACTTTTGTAAATGGTGTGAAAAAGACATTGGGATTACATTATGTTCAATCGGAAGAGTATCCCTCAATAGCGATAGGTTATATTCCTCTCTGTCTAGCCTGGGCATTAACGATACATAAAATCCAGGGGGCAACATTAACCATGGCGGATATCGATGTAGGAAATCAAATATTTGAATGTGGTCAAACCTATGTAGCACTATCACGCGTTCAGTCACTCGAAGGATTATATCTATCTGCTTTCAATCCAGATAAAATCCGTATAAATATGAATGTTGAAAAATTCTACAAAAGTATACCAGAAAATGACTATAAAATAGAAGAATCCGTATTTAAACAATTTGAATTACAGGAAGAAGAATATGTAAAAGACCCCACTATAAAGACCATTCGTTTGTAGTGTTTTGAATTTTACTTGTTAACATCGATGTATTATTTTTCTTCTTGTCTTTTCTTGTATAAAACTAAAATATCCCCTTATATTAAAATGGTTGCTGGAAGTATTCTACCTGTATCATTCAATGATAAAAACCAATTATGTTTTTTGTTTGGTAAAGAAAACCCCATGGAAGACAGTGCGAAAGGATTTTCCGATTTTGGAGGAAGAATGGACGAAGGAGAAACCCCCTACACGGCGGCATTGCGTGAGGCATCAGAGGAATTAACTGGGTTTTTAGGAGACAAAAAGCAATTACAAAAAATGATAAAAAAAAATGGTGGACATCTCCAAATGACTTTTGGTACATATCATGTTCATATTGTCTTTGTTAAATATGATGAAAACTTGCCTACATATTTTAATCAAAACCACCAGTTTTTATGGAATGCGATGGACAAAAATGTATTAAACGACAGTAAGTTATTCGAAAAAATAGAAATAGATTGGTTCACTGTAAGTGACATGAAAAAGCGTCGCAAAGAGTTTCGTAACTTTTATAGAGAGTACATCGATACATTTGTCCAAGAAAAGGATAAAATCACAAAATTCATCGGTAAATGCTCTAAAAATAACAAAACGCGTCGCTCGCGATAATTATAAAGGGAGTTAGAAAAAATAACAATGTAATATATACCTCCAATGAATTATGATAAAAACACCCATTGTTATACCTATAAAAAACGTACATTTAGTGACCCTTTATTACCGTCAGTAGATGCGACTTATATTATTCATCTCGAAAATAATGGACGTCTCCCTGATATTGAAGAACAATTACGCCGTTTTCATCCTACCAGAGAAGTGTTTATTGTCTATAATAAGGGTTACAAAAAATGCGACAAATCTCTCAAACAAAACGATACAACGCATGACCTAAAAGATGCGAATTTAAATATATTACAACATTCCATCGATAATAATTATTCGACGATTTTGATTTTAGAAGACGATTTCCAATTTAGTGACGAGATATTGTCCAAAAATACGTCGGATGAAGTGAACCGTTTTTTGATGAAAAATCGCGATAATGAGATGATATACTATTTGGGATGTATTCCTATCGTGAATTACTTCACATCACTTAATCATGTAAGAATATTGGTATCTTTGGGAATGCATGCATGTATTTTTACTCACCCAGTTAAAGATAGGGTGATGAAAAATGTCGAAAAAATATTGGATTGGGATGTATATATAAATAGTAATCCATTCATACCTAGATATAGATACAAAACGCCACTTTGTTATCAAATATTCCCTCCAACTGAAAATCAATCGAATTGGAAAACACTTGTATATTTTGGGGATTATTTATTCATGCTCGCAATGTCTATATTTAGTAAATTGGGTATCGACAAACAACCTGAACCCGGTTACACGCAAGCCTATTATATTTCATATTTCTTGTCGTACATTGGCGTTTTTGTTTTATTGTATCTCATATATAAATTCTTCTTATCATCTTTTCAATTGATAAATTCTTTAAAAAAACCTGGAATGCGTCTATTAAAACGTATAACCAAATAATCAAAATTCTATTTTAATTAAATTGTAAAATAGAGTTAAAAAACTTGTTTTATATAAATTATTGAGATGAGTGCGTTAATCAACCAGACAAGTCCCTTTTTGAGTAGTTATTTGCCTCTATTTGAGCAAATCACAATCAGTAAATCCACATATTCTGTTGTCCAAGACCTCATTGATACACAAAAGAAGAAATTTAAGGAATTTGAGACAGGATTAACTAAAAAAACGTATACTTTTAGTGATATTTTCGATACTATCGATGTGATCGACTATCCTATGGATAAAACATACGGTGTTATTTCCCATCTTTCGAGTGTGTCCGATTCAAAGGAAATACGTGATTTAAAAGACCATTTCCGTAATGATATTGTAGAACTGGGAAAAATGGTGGGATATTCTAAACCCCTCTATAAAGCAATCAAAATGATAAAATCCAAAGATACAAATGAGAAACGCACAATACAACTCACTATCGATGGTATGGAACGCGGAGGTGTAAATCTAACTGCTGCGAAACAGAAAAAAATGGTGAAAATCGACAAACATCTCTCTGAACTGTCCAGTAAATTAAACGAGAATGTATTAGATGCTACGAAATCGTTTAAAAAGGTGGTGACGGATAAAAATGTGATGAAAAATGTGCCTCTATGGGCAAAAGAATTATGGTCATCCGAATCACCAACAAAAGGGCCTTGGACAATTACCATGAGTGGACCATCTTTTATGGCGGCTATGCAGCATATACCCGATAGTTCAATTCGCGAGGAAATTTATATGGCTTATATTTCAAAAGCCGCTAATAATGAAGAAATAATAGTCTCTATCTTGGACAATATGTTAGAACGTTCCAAGATATTGGGTTTTGATAACTATACTCAACTATCTCTCTCTACAAAGATGGCGGATAAAGAATCCACTATTTTGAAGATGTTGGATGATTTAAAAGAGGTTTCTCTACCGTGTGCTATGAAAGAATACGAAGAATTGCGCGAATATGCCGAAAAAGAGAGTTGTTTAGAGTCGGTCGAGCCTTGGGATATGCCTTATTGGTCAGAGCGTATGCGTGAAGAGAAATTTAAATTGAAAGTCGAGGATTTGAAACCATATTTGTGTCTTGATAATGTATTGCGAGAGTTATTCTCTATTGCGAACCGTCTATTTGGAATTTTTATTGAAGAACGTGAAGAAAAAGTGGAAAAATGGCACAAGGATGTTCGATATTATGACGTATTTGAAGGGGATAGTAACAAAGGCACTATTATTGCTGGGTTTTATCTAGACCCTTTTGTGAGAGAAGAGACCAAACGCAGTGGTGCTTGGATGGATTCGTGTGTAGATAAGAACCGTGCTCTTGGACATACCATTCCCGTCGCTTATTTGGTATGTAATGGAAGTCCTCCTTCAAAAGACAAACCTTCTCTCTTGAGTTTTTCGGATGTTGAGACGCTATTCCATGAATTCGGTCATGGATTACAACATATGTTGACCCGTGTAGACATTAATGGTATTAGTGGTATTAATGGTATTGAATGGGATGCGGTGGAATTACCGAGCCAATTTATGGAAAATTGGTGTTATGATGAGACCACATTAAAGCGAATGGCGGTTCATTATAAAACGGGAAAGAAAATGCCCAAGAAGATGTATACTAGTCTGGTTGAACAGAAGAATTATGGAGCAGGTATGGCTATGATGCGACAAATATCTTTTTCAAAGTTGGATTTGTATCTATATAGCAATTGGGAAAAAATACGTGAGGAAAAACGTTCCATATGGGATATACAAAAGGATATTTTCACCGAAAATTGTCCATATAAGCGTTATTTAGACCAAGACCGATTTTTATGTTCATTTCAGCATATTTTCGCAGGATATAGTGCCGGATATTATAGTTATAAATGGGCGGAAATAATGTCCGCGGATAGTTTTGGTATGTTTGAGGAAAATCCCAAAAAACAAAGTGAAATTGGACGTCGTTTCAGAGACACCGTTTTATCAAATGGTGGATCTAAACCGGCCATGGATACATTCGTAGAATTTCGTGGGAGAAAACCCGAAGTAGAAGCATTATTAAGACATAATGGTCTCAAGTAATATTTTATCATCATAATATAAATGCCGTATATTATGAGAAAAGTGTCCAAGAAGCCTTGTTATTCTGTAAAAAACAAGAAATCTAGACGTATTATGGCGAAATGTACGACAAAGAAGAAAGCAGTTAGTCAAATGAGATTATTACAAGGGATAAAGTTTAATAAAAAATTCAGAAACAAGTTAAAAAAAACAAGAAAAATGAGAAAATAGAACTATTATGGTGAGTGAGTTCATTTTTTGTATAAGACTATTATAATTATGAATACATTACCAATCGAATTACAAAATGAGATATGGAATATTTATTGGAAAGGGGAATTTAAAGAATCTGTCCTGGATCGTTTCAAAAAAACACACGATTCTATTGAGAAAATGGACTTTTTCTTGGACAAACATTTCTATTTAAACAGCAGTCGAGATTACGATTTCAAAATAGCACATTATTTGAAACAATATAACACCTTATTACACCCTTGAAGATTTAAAACGCCGTTTTTTCAATATATTTATTCATAATATATATATTGAATGCCCTCACATAAAAGCGAAGATTATAAGATTACTGCTGTTAAAT